GATAATGAACAGATTTAAAGAATTGAACCAAAGAGTAGTTAAGTGGGCAAATAATAAAGGAATACTTGAAAAAGGAACACCACTTGCTCAGCAATCAAAGACAGAAGAAGAAGTTGCAGAAACTCGTGAAGCACTTTTTGCTCAAAGAAACAAATTAAACTATTACTACAACTCAAAAGGAGTATTTTGTGATACGTCAGATGAAATTACAGATGGAATTGGAGATATTTTAGTTACAATACTTATACAATGTAAGATGCAAAATTTAAACCCTTTAGATTGCCTTGAAACTGCTTTAAATATTATTGAGAATAGAGATGGTAAAATGATTAATGGGCAATTTGTAAAAGATAAATAAGAAAAATGAATGATTCTTATAAAGATAATTTTACATAAAGTGATTGTATAAAAATTTAATTTTTTGGTAACGGCACAAATGTCGTTACCATATTATAAAGTTTAATATATGGATATATCAAAAGCAATGAGTATATGTTTTAAAAACAAAATTAAAGTTTATCCTATTTTTTGTAAAGAAAACAAGTACCAAATAGAGTATAGTGTTAATGATATACCTAAAACTAGGTATGTAAAAAAACTAAATAACAGTAACGAAGTTAATATAGCTATGACAAGTACTTATATTTTTTTAGCTAAAAAGCAGGTTTTATGAAAAAATAAAAAATAAACAGATTTTAATTAAAAAAAATTTATAATTTAGTACCCAAACAAAATACGAATGGCTTGGGATATTTGGGATAGATTAAAGAGTCTTACTTGGACTAGAGATAGGTCGGGTAAGAACACCTATATAATGAATCAAAACTCCCTAAATTGGGCAGATTATTCTAAGAAAAAAAACCTTGAAATATCACAAGACCACCCAATTTTAACACCTGCAATGTTATTTGTATCAAAACTTTTTGGTCAAGCAGATATAAAAGTAGTTAGTAAATCAACAGGAGAAGAGCAAAATAATCACTGGCTTACCAAGGTTTTAAAAAATCCAAATACTTACCAAACACAAAACGACTTTCTTGAGAGTTTGCAGTTTATGATGATTGCTCAAGGAAAATCTGTTGTCTACCTTAAAAAAGCTACTGGTTTTAAAAAAAATGAAGATACAGATTCTATATATATATTAGACTCAGATAAGATAAAGTGGCCACAAAACTACAAATCTTCTTTTTTAAGAGACTCTAGTAGAGACGCTATTTCAAATGATAAAATAGTCTACGACCCAGAAGGAGAAAAATTAGAAATTTATTTAAGGGATTTGATTTTCTTTAACGATATGCCTAATTGTTTAGAAAAAAACTTTCTTGAAACAAGGTCTAGGCTAGATGGTTTAAAGCAGACGTTAATGAATACGCAAGATTCTTTAATAGCTAAAAACATTATACTTAAAACAAACGGAAAAGAAATCATAAGTAGTGGTACAAATGAGTCTTTACCGTTAATGGGAGATGATAAAAAAGCCGCAGAAAACTTACTTCAAGATAGCTACGGTTTGGGTTGGCATAGAAAAAGAGGTATAGTTACTAAAGCTAATATAAATTGGCAATCAGCACATATAGCATTAAGAGATTTAGGTTTAGATGAAAGTGTTAAAGTTGACGGTAACTTAATTTATACTGCCTTACATATTCCTAAAGATATTTTAAGCTTAGAGGCTAAAAAAACAACATACAATAACTTTAAGGAATCTATGGTTTCTTACGTTCAGAACGAAATGCAGTCAACGTTAAACTCTGTTATAGAGGTTTTTCAAAGATTGCTAGATGATGAAGGTCTTGAGGTTGTTGGAAGTTATGAGCATTTACCAATAATGCAACATATCTTAAAAGAAAAGTACGAAGCTCACAAATTAAGAGGAGAGGCTTTAAAAACTTATAGAGATGCTGGTTTGCCAGATAATGTTATTTTAGAGTTACTAGGTTTTGACAAAGGGGTAGTTTTAAAAGAAGTTCAGCAAGAATCAAGCAATAACAATAATAACAATCAAAATGGAGAGCAACAAGGTTCAGAAACCAACTCAGAAGGAAATTAAGAAAGTTAAGATTGAATCAATAATAGATAAAAGGCAAGAGAAGGTCGATAACAGAGAGATTATTAAAAAGTAATAAAATGAAAATAGATATTCCAAACTTTAAAACAAAAAAAGAGCTTTTTGGTTTTTTAATTGAAAACAAAGAGATTTTGTTGACTCAAAAAAAGTCTGCAGTAAAATACGCTGATGGATTATCTATCGACCACCTACCTAGAGAGGTTCAAAAAAACATAACTAAATCAGAAGAAACTCAAAGTGTTGAATCCGATATGGTAAAAACTAGGACAATTATAAATACTACAAATATATTAGACTCGCACGGAGACGTTCATATAAAAGGTATTTGGAATAAATCTTTAAAAGAGAACAAAAGGATATTACACGTTCAAGAGCATAAATCTAATGAGTTTGATAAGATTATTGCTAGTGGCGAGGATTTAAAAGCTAGTGTTAAAACGTATTCTTGGAAAGAATTAGGTTACGATATAGAGGGAGAAACTCAAGCTTTGGTTTTTGATTCTAACGTTAGAAAGGAAAGAAACCCTTTTATGTTCGAGCAATATAGCAAAGGTTACGTAAATAACCACTCAGTAGGTATGAGATATGTTAAATTAGACCTAGCTATAAACGACAAAGATTACGAAAAAGAAAAGTCTTTATGGGATAAAAACATAAATTCAATAGTAAATAAACAAGAAGCTGAAAAAAATGGTTACTTTTGGGTCGTGCAAGAAGCTAAAGTAATTGAAGGGTCAGCAGTACCGTTAGGTTCAAATCCTATCACACCAACATTAAATATAAAAAGTGAGCCGACTATTTTGGATTTTATAAACAATATGGACACTCAGAAGTCGAAAGCCGCAGAAAGCACTTTCAGTATATTAGAAGCAATTAGTAAAACAAGTATTAACATTAAAAATTTTTAGAAATGAACGAAGACGAATTTAAAGCATTAATTGCTAAGATTGAAAAAACAATCGGAACGTCAATGGATGATAAGCTTAAAGAAGCTTTCAAAGATTTAGACCCTAAAGTCTTAAAAGAAATCAACGACAACTCAGAAGAGTTAAAAAAGTCAGTTGAAAGTTTAGAGCAACTAAACAAAGATTTAAAAACTGCTCAAAAAAATCAATCTGATGAGATTGAAAATTTGCGTAAAGAGTTAAATTCTAAAGGTGGAGCAGATACTACTTTAAGAGGAGAGGTTAAGAGGTTATTGAATGAGAACTCTGATGCTTTAAAAAGCTTAAAAGATTCAAACTCTAAAGAAAACCTTAGAATGACAACCAAAGCGGTTGGAAATATGCTTGTATCTACAAACGTAGGAGCTGGTGTTATTCAAGCGGAAAGAGAAGCTGGTATTACTAGAATTGTTAGAAGACAGCCTTTTATTGTAGAATTAGTAAACACAGGTATTATTTCATCAAACCTTTGGGAATGGGTTCAGCAAGCTAATCCAGAAGGAGATGCGGCAATGACTGCGGAAGGTGCTAAGAAAGCTCAAGTTGACTTTGACTTAGTTCTTGCTTCTGCTCAAGTTCGTAAAGTTACTGCTTTCATCAAAGTATCTAAAGAAATGTTAGATGACGTTGCTTTAATTGAAGCTGAAATCAATCAAGAATTAACAGAGTTAATTAACTTAAAGATTGACACTCAAGTATTAGGCGGAGATGGATTAGGTCAAAACTTAGTAGGTATCTTAGAGAACGCTACTGCTTTTACAGCAGGTTCATTCGCAGCAACAGTTAGTGAGGCTAATAACGCAGATGTATTGAGAGTAGCTATTAATCAAATCAATATAGCTTTGTTTCAACCAAATTATATTGTTATGCACCCAAGCGACGTTACAGCTATGGAATTAGAGAAAGCTAGTGATGGACACTATATCTTACCTCCTTTCAGAAGTGTAGACGGTACTACTATAAAGGGTATTAATGTAATTGAAAATATTGGAG